AAAAGTGCAGGTATTATGAAATCCTTGTACGTTGGTGCTACAGGGTCAGGAGAGAGGTTCTCAGTTGGTAAATTAAACAGTGGTGATACTGAGAAGTTTAGTGTTATTGGTGCAAGTGGTAATACAGATATTCAAGGTACTTTGAATGTTGAAGGTAATACAACTATTCAAGATTCGGTCACTATCAATGCATCAAATGAAAACTTTAAGATTCAAAATGGATCTGCAGTTGATAAGTTTACAGTAGATACTGATAATGGTAATACAGTAATTGAAGGTACAGTTAATATTAATGGTGTTACTGATATTGATGCTGATTTCGCAGTTAGAAACGGAACGACTGATAAGTTCTTTGTTGATAACGTAACTGGTAATACTAATATTGAAGGTACGCTGACTGCTGATGGACACACTGAATTAAATTCAACACTTAATGTTGATAGTAATACTACTATTGGTGGTACACTAGAAGTCACAAATAATACAGAAATCAATGGTACCTTAGATGTCGATGCAAACTTTGCAGTCAGATCAGGTACAACTGATAAGATGACTGTTGCATCTTCAACAGGTAATATTGCAACTGATGGTACTCTAGTTGTTGCAGGTCAAACAACTATCAATGACTCTCTAATTATTCAGAGTGATAATGAGGTAGTTAATGTAAACAATGGATCTGGTGTCACTAAGTTCAGTATTGATACTGATAATGGTAATACCAATATAATCGGTACATTGACAGTTGGTGATGCGACTCAGATTAACGATACATTCGGAACATCTGGTGTCAATACATTTACAAACAATACAGAACAAACTCTTACAGGAACATATGCTGCTGATGGTGCTGTAAGACTGACTGGTGGTGCAGGTATTGGTAAAAACTTAGCAGTTGGTGGCGGGCTTAGGGTGTATGGAGGAACTGAATTATCAGGTGCTCTCGATCTTAATAGTAGTGCAAATATATCAGGTTCAACAATCGTTGAGAACCAATTAATTGTTAAGGCAGATAATAAGTTCTTCAAAGTACAAACAGCTGGTGCTGTTGATAAGTTTACAATAGATACCGACAACGGTAATACAGTATCACAAGGTGACTTAACTGTAGCTGGAGATGTTAATGCCCAGTCTAACTTAATTGTCACAGGTAATCTTACAGTTAATGGTACAACTTCTACAGTTAACTCAACAACGGTCACTATAGATGATCCAGTGTTTACTCTAGGTGGTGATACTGCTCCTGCATCAAACGATGGTAAAGATAGGGGTATTGAATTTAGATATTTTGATGGATCTGCTAAACTTGGTTTCTTTGGATTTGATAGAGGTACATCAGAATTTGCCTTTATGACTTCTGCTACCAATAATAGCGAAGTCTTCTCTGGTACTGATGGTGCTCTAAGAGTAGGTTCAGTTCATGTAACTGGTGCAGGTACATCTGTTGATATTGATAATAACTTAAATGTTGATGGTACAGCAACAGTAGATGGTCAAATAATTTCTCAACTTGCTCAGGGTACTGCTCCATTCGTAGTTGCATCTACAACTAAGGTCAATAATCTTAACGCAGATTTACTTGATGGATTAAACACAAGTGCCACAGACACAACTGGTAATAGTGTTGTAGTTAGATCATCTGGTGATTTCTCTGCTAATCAAATTACAGTCAATAGTGGTGCAGGTTCTTCAGCAGGTATTTTAGGAAACGCATCTACTGCTGATGCTTGGAAGACTGCAAGAACATTAACTATTGATGGTGTTGTAGATGGTTCAGTATCAATTAATGGTGCTTCTGATCCAACACTTTCAGTCACATTTAACGATGCAGATATAACTGCACTTGCTGCACAGTCTGGCACAGGATATATGGTCAGGACTGCTGCGAACACATATGCTCATCGCACATTTGCAGTCACAGCATCTTCTGGTATTACACTAACAAACGCTGATGGTATATCTGGTAATACTACAATTAACGTTGCATCTGCAAGCACAAACGCTTCAAACAACTTAGTCTTACGTGATGGATCTGGTAATTTTGCATCTAATCAAATTACTTCTAAGTTAGTCGCACAGAATATTCAAGTTGGTGTCACAGGAGCAAATGAGATTGATACATCAACTGGTAATCTAACACTTGATTCTGCAGGTGGAACTGTTGCAGTAGATGATATCTTAACAGTAGCTGGTTCAACAACACTTAATGATGACTTAACTCTTGTATCAGCAAGTGGTGGTAATATAGTATTTGATAAATCAGATAACGCATTAGTATTTGGTGATAACGTTGCTGTCAAACTTGGTGCAGGAACTGACATAGTTATTGAATCTGATGGCACTGATACTCTTTATAAGTCAACAGGATCATCTAAACAAATAATTCAGACTGCTCAATTTGAAGTTAAGAGTCAAGATGGTACTTCATTTGGAATGATTATTGATGCTGATGGTTCAGCCACTTTAGGATACAATGGAACTGCTACATTTGTCACAACATCAACAGGTGCAACTCTAACAGGTGATCTATTATCAGATTCCAATAATACTAGAAGCATTGGTTCTTCTTCTAACAAGTACGCAAACGTACATTCGACAACCTTCACAGGTAATGTGGTAGGTAATATTCAAGGAGATATTACTGGAAACATTGTCGCAACAACTTCAACTGCTAAGAATCTTAACCCTGCTAGTGATAGTGCATTCGATCTTGGTACTAACTCAGTTAGATGGCAGAACATATACGCAGATGCTGCAAATATTACTGCTATTACAGGAACCTTAACTGGTACAGTTTCTAGTATTGCAAACCATGATACTGATGCACTATCTGAAGGATCAACAAATCTATACTTTACTAATGAAAGAGTTGACGATAGAGTCAATGCTTTAATCGTTGCAGGAACTGGTATTACTAAAGTTTATGATGATACTGCAGGTACATATACATTAACAGTTACACAGGCAGACGTTAATACTGACACAATAACTGAAGGATCAAGCAACTTGTTCACCACTGCTGCTCGATCAAGGACACACTTTACTTACGGAACAGGTATTGCGTTGTCTGGTGGTGGTGAACTAACTGTTACTCAATCAGACATTAGCACTGATAATGTAACTGAAGGATCAACAAATCTATTCACAACTGCTGCAAGAACTAGAACACACTTTACTTACGGAACAGGTATTACACACAGTTCTGGAACTCTATCAGTCACACAGGCAGATATTAATACAGATAACGTAACTGAAGGATCTTCTAATCTCTTTACGACTGCTGCTAGAACAAGAAGTCACTTCACATATGGAACTGGTATTACACATGATGGTTCTGGTGCTCTTTCTGTAACACAGGCAGATATCAATACTGATAATGTAACTGAAGGATCTACAAATGTATTCTTTACTAACGCTCGTGCAGATGCAAGAGTTGCTGCTGCTACTGGTGCAAACTTAGATCTATCCAGTAAGTCTACAACTAACCTTTCTGAAGGAACTAATCAATACTATACAGAGGCAAGAGTTCAAGCAAAACTTGACAATGCATTTGCACAACTTAGTGCAATGTTAAATAATCTTGCAACCTCTACTACACTTACATTGGGTCTTAGTGGAGATCCAACACCTGGTGCTGTTGTTACCACTGGTGTTAGTGTTGGAGGTGGAGGTGGATTCACAGGAGCAACAGGAGTCGCAACTTCTGGTGGAACTGGATCTAGTTTAACTGTTGATACTACAGTTGATTCTGATGGAAACATTACTGCTGCTGCAGTAAATGCAGGTGGTTCTGGATATCTAATCACAGATACTGTTACAATCACCAATGCTAATGCAGGTAAGGTTCTTACATTGAACTTAGCATCTCTTGTTGGAGGAACTGGATACACCAGTGCAACTGGAATCTCTGCTACTGGTGGAGATGGATCTGCACTGACTGTTGACATTACTGCATCTGCAGGTGCTATAACTAACGTAACAGTCAATAACGCTGGTACTGGATACGCTGCTGCTAACACAGTTACAATCGCTAACGCTAACGCTTCTGGAATTAAGACTCTTGGATCTATTAGTGCTGCAGGATCTGGATATTCAACAGGAACTGCTATTGCAACATCATCATCTGGATCTGGATCTAGTGCAACATTGAACATCACTTCTGTTGATGCTAGTGGTGGTATCACTGGTGTTGCAATCAATGATGATGGATCTGGTTACGCTGCTTCAGAAGTTCTAACTATCACAAATGCTAACGCATCTGGTATTGCAACAACAGGAAACGTCGGTGCTGCTGATGCATCAAGAGCTGCAGGAACTTATACCATAGGCACATCTGATTACATCACTCAAGCAGATGGTGCAAATGCAACATTTAGTATTGTTGTTGATGGATCTGGTGCTGCTACTATCACTGTAACAGACGATGGATCTGGATTCATTGCCAATGAAACTGTCACAGTTGCTGACGCTCAACTTGGTAGTGGCGGTGGTGCTGCTCTTACATTCGATGTAACAGCAATTCATGGTAGTACTGCTACAGTCCCAGTATCTGCGATCCATGGTAATGGTGCAACAGTTGATGTTGCTACTGTTGCAACAAATGCAACATTGACTCTTACCGACATTACCACTATGGAAGTCGGAGCGACTGTCACAGGAGCAACCAGTGGCACTACAGGGGTCATTACTGCTCTTGGAACTAACCAAGTCACTGTTGATAATGTAGATGGATTCTTCAAGTCTGGAGAAGTCGTCAGTGCTAATGATGTTACTACTTTGACAATATCCTCATTCAGTTAATAAACAATGTCTGCTACAAGACCTGCAAGTAAAACAGAATTAAAAGACTATGCTCTTCGTAGATTAGGATTTCCTACGATAGATATTAACGTTGCGACTGAGCAACTGGATGATTTGGTAGAAGAAGCAATAGATTACTATCAAGAATACCATTACAATGGTAGTTTTCAAACCTTTATGAGAATAGAGGTGACTGAAGCTATCAAGACTCAGGCAAAAGGATTCACTCAAGAAGGATCAACTCCTTGGTATGGACAAGATAATTATGTTTCTACACCACCTGGTACTTTAGGTATCAATCATGTATATACAAACATAGGTGCATCAAGTATAGTACCTGGTAATATTTTCAATATTAAATATCAAATATTCTTAAATGATATCTACTCCATGACACATGGACAGATATTACATTACTTCCTAACATCTCAATACTTAGAGACTCTTGACTTCGTGACTAACTCTCAAGCAAATAGAAGAGTTAAATGGAATGAGCATTCAAACAGACTTTACTTAGACTTCGACTGGGATGATCTTACAGTCGGGGACTACATAATGGTAGACATGACTATGCGTCAAGATCCTACAACCTTTACTGACATGTTCAATGACAACTGGTTAAAGGATTATGTTGAGGCACTATTCCAACAACAGTGGGGTAGGAACCTTAGCAAGTATGATGGTATTCAAATGTTAGGTGGGGTGACTCTTAACGGTCGTCAAATCCTTGAAGACGCAAGTAAATTCAAGGAAGATCTTGAAAAAGATATTCGTGATCGCTATGAAATACCACCACTAGATCTAATAGGCTAACATGGCAATACAGAATTCCCCAGCTCAAGATTATGTTCAGTCTAACTATGCTAGTGCAGGACGTTTAAAAGCAAATGCATCTGCACAGGAGCAAAAATTTATTGAAAACTTAGTTGTAGAAAGTATCGAGATTTATGGGCAAGACATTTACTATGTTCCGAGAACGATTGTCAACAAAGATTCAGTCTTTGAAGAAGATTCGGATGGAAAATTTGAAACAGCGAAAGCTATCCGAGCATATGTCAATAATGTTGAAGGATGGGAAGGACAAGGTGAGCTACTTAGCAAATTTGGAATCCGTATTGAAGACAAGACAACTTTTATATTCTCCCGTGAGAAATTTACAGAGCATGTGGACGATAGTGTCACGCTTAACGTCGAAGGGAGACCAAACGAAGGGGACTTAATTTGGTTCCCAATAACCAAACATTTATTTGAAATCAAGTTTGTAGAAGTAGAAAGACCTTTCTATCAATTAGGTAGAAATTATGTTTGGGAATGTCAATGTGAACTATTCGAGTACAGCGACGAAGAGATCAACACAGGTATTACAGAACTCGATGCTATCGAGACTGCATTTGCAAATGCTATTACAATTGGTCTTGTAGCAGGTGGTAGTGGCACCTTTACAGCAGGTGAAACTATCACTGGTGGTACATCTAACGTGACTGCTGAGGTCAAATCTTTTGACTCTTCTACTAGAACATTAATTGTTATTAATCGTTCTGGTACATTTACAGTTCCTGAGACTGTCACTGGTGGAACATCTAGTGCATCTTGGACAACTGCTACATATAATACGATCGATAATCAAAATCTTGAGTACGATCAAAACAATGACTTTGAAACACTTGATAACCAGATCATTGACTTTACTGAGGCAAATCCATTTGGTTCAGTTGGATCTATTACTGATAACACAATCTAATGCTAGGAACTTATTCATACAACGAAATTTTTCGTAAGACAATTGTATCTTTTGGAACTCTGTTTAATAATATAGAGATCCGAAGGAATGATGAGGTTATGAAAGTGCCTCTTGCTTATGGTCCTAAACAGAAATTTTTAGCACGTTTAGATCAGAACCCTGATCCTACAAACAAAAGAGTACAGATAACTCTTCCAAGATTATCATTTGAGATAGGTGGTATTGAATACGATTCTTCAAGAAAAGTATCACCTACACAAAAAATTAAATTTAAGAAAGACGCAGACGAAAATAAAAATGCTTATATGCCTGTTCCTTATAACATAGGATTTGAACTAGCAATTATATCAAAAAATCAAGATGATGGTTTACAAATTATAGAACAGATATTACCTATATTTCAACCTCATTATAATCTATCTGTAAAACTATTGACAACAATAGGAGAAACAAAAGACGTACCTATAGTTTTACAAAGTATAGATTATGAAGATGACTATGAAGGAGACTTTGCAACTCGTAGAGCAATTATATACACACTACAATTTACTGCTAAGACATACCTTTACGGTCCTGTCACAGATGCAAAAGTTGTCAGAAAAACTCAAGTGGATTACTATGCAAATACAGATGTAAACACTGCACCAAGAGCAAGAAGATATACTGTACAACCAGAATCTACTATTGATAGAGATGGCACAGTAGCAACAACTCTTTCTGCTACTATTAGTAAGACTGCTACTGGATTTGCAGTAGCAAATGCTTCTGGTATTAATCAATATGATAACATATACATTGGTGCTGAACTTATGAGAGTCACTAATAAGGTTGGTAATAATTTAAGTGTTATCAGAGGATATGAGAAGTCAACTCCTACGGTTCATAGTGTAGGATCAAATGTATTCATAGTTAATGCTGCTGATAATGCTCTACTAGAATCTGATGATGACTTTGGATTCGGTGAAATATATTCTGAGTATACTGACATGAAGAAATACAATCCTGTAAGTGGACAGGATGAGGCAATCTAATGGAATTTTCTGGACTAGACAAAACATTTGGAGAAGAACCGAAAGGTGATTTAAAGAAGCATGTCGATAAAGTTAAACCTCTTCTTAAAAAAAGTCAAGAGGATGATGTAAGACATGACTACGAAACTGCACGTGCACAGATGCACAATCTAGTATCCAAAGGACAAGAAGCAGTAGATGGTATTCTAGAGGTTGCACAGAGTAGTGATCATCCTAGAGCATATGAAGTTGCTGCTTTGATGATTAAAAACGTTGCAGATACTACAGAGAAACTTATAGATTTACAACGAAAGATGAAAGAGTTAGATGCAGAAGATAAGAAGGTGACTAATAATACTACCAATGCACTCTTTGTAGGAAGCACGACTGATCTACAGAAGATGCTAAAAAATATAAATAAAGATACAGAAGACAAGACAACCGACAAGAAATGACAGTTCTTAACGTACTAAGCACAAACGCAATCGCAGCAGGTGCCACAGAATACCAAGTCGTAAAGACTGGGTTTTATCGTGTTATAGCAACCGCAGGAGATGCTACAGTAGCATTTAATGACGGACCTGCAATCACTTTGATTCAAGATCAAGCATTACTACTTAAAGGTGGTAAGCCAGGTCATGCAAAGATTGTGAAAGGTGTTGACGATTCCACAGCAGATTATACATTAGGTAGACACCTACATGAAACATCATCAAGTCATCCATTTTCAGTGGGAGATTTTATTGCTGTAGAAGATGATAGTACTTCACCTGCTATTGATAGTAATTTTCTTTCTGCAGGAACTGCAGGTAAAAAGATAACTGCAGTTGTAGGTAATTTCGTTAGTACTGACATAGACTCATCAAGTGCATCAGCTGATTACACATACGCATCAGGACCTCAGGCAGTTATGAAGCGTGCTACTAAAGTAGCAGTCACAGGAAATGCAATAGCACTTGAAGAAATACAAGTAGTTGGTGGATAATGCCAGCCGTAAATCAAAAGGCAGAGAAAATTGTAATGGCGATGAAACGCAAGAAGAAGAGTTTCAATCGCCTATATGGGGATGACGCTAAGAGTGTCATGTATGCAACTGCGAATAAGTTGGCACAAAAAGAAAACTTAAAAGTTATGTATTATCAGGATTTCATCAAATTAGTAGAAGGTAATCCTACAACACGTATGTTAACCAAGTCTAAGACACAGCAGACTGGTAATATAAGTGCTGATAGGGGATCTGATGAAAAAGCGAATCGAGCTAAACGTAAAGGTCTCGAAAAAGATTTAAAGAAAAAAGGTATTGGTTACAAAAAGGGTGTAGGGGAATATAAATACAAATCCGACGATGGCAAAGAAGGCACAGGTCGTGAGGTCACATACCAAACAAGTCCTGGCAAAGGAATGTCAAAACGTAGATTCGGAAAAGTAATGCGTCGCTTAGGACGTAAGCATGGTCAAGAGTCAGTCATCACAAAAGACAAAGACAAACCTGCAAGACTACACGATACACAAAATAAGAAACCAAACAAATCTGCAAATCTAGGGAAATCCAATCCAGGTAAAAATCCAAAAGGTGAAGGTGAGACATCAGGAACAAAAATCAGAAGTGGAAAACTCCCAAAAACAAACAAAAAAGCGTATCACTACAATTAAGAACGCTATAGATGATCTACAAAAAGATCATGACGAGAATTGCTGTAAACAACCTACTAATATCAGCAAAAAGCAATAATTGATACACAACTACATACTGAAATGCTATGATATTATAGCTAGTATAGTAGAATTGTGGTGCTAAAATGTCACATTACACAGTAGGTTATCATGATAACCAAAATCATCATTATGAAATATGTGAGTACGCAGAGGATGCATATAACGCTATAAAACAAGCAAGGGAAGATCTGAAAGGTTTCGATAACCCGCATGCTGCAGAGTATTGTATCAAGGAAAAATAATGAACGGAAGATTAGACAAGGTTGCAATGACAAATAGACTCATGCAACTTAAAAGAGAACTACATTATAAGTGCGAGATAGGAGAGAAAGGACAATGGGAATGTATTGGAGCGAATGAATATCTTAATAAAGTATTAGATGTATTAGATGAGTATTGGCAATGACACATAGATTCAAGGAAATTTTACCTTATCACGAACCAAAGAAGGTATCAATCTTTACGAGAATTAGTAGTATAAATACCTATATGAAACAACTAAACACTCTCGTCTTAGATGTCACAATTTACATCCTAGACTTTCTCTACAGAGGTAGAGATTTTCAAAGGTTCTGGGTGCTAGAGGTTATTGCAAGAGCACCATACTTTTCATTTATCAGTGTATTACATTTTCGTGAAAGTCTTGGACTTCGAGGAGAAGATCACATATACTTAATGAAAGAGCATTTCTATCAGGCATTAAATGAAACTGAACATTTGGAAGAAATGGAACTTAGAGAAGGAAATAAGTATTGGATCGATCGCTTCTTTGCCAAACATCTTGTTTTGGTTTATTATTGGATCATGGTTGGGTATTATCTTATCGATCCTACTAACGCTTATGATATCAACATGAAGATCGAAGCACATGCTTATGAAACTTATGTTAAGTATAATGCATTACATCCAGAAGATAAGAAGATAGCAGAGATAGCAGAAGATGAATTGAAGCATGCGAAAGAACTACAACACGCAATGTCAATGATATGATTGTTTGGAGTATTGTATGGATGATTGCAATACTTGTCATTTGTGTTAGTATTGTGATATACTACATACTAAGATTCGATCATTTCTGGCCAAATGAATAAAATTTATGCAACTTGTATTATTGGTGCAGTAGCATGGTGTGCTGCAGCACAAGCTTGTAGTCCTCGTTTGGATGGGGGAGAAACTTATTGTCCTCCTTTTGATGAACCTCTTAAACCTAAACCTACTCTACCAAAAGAAGAGATGAGAGGTGACCTTGATGTTTATAACATTCATCATTGGACAGCAATACAAGGTATGTTTATTAGAAATCAAAGAAGAGAAGAAATAGAGAAAAATATGACTCATCCTTCCGATGCTATAAATACAGCTATAGAATCATGGGAGGATGATTATGGGAGTTATGACACCACCGAGCAGGAAGAGCTGCTACAACTTTCGAGTGACGGAGATTAATCGTGTTGTTGATGGGGATACTATTGATGTCACCATTGATCTTGGGTTTGACTTATACAAGAAAGAAAGAGTTAGAATTGCAGGAGTTGATACGCCAGAGAAAAGAACAAGAGATCTTGAAGAAAAAGCATTGGGATTAGATGCTACAAACTGGATGAAAGAAAAATTGGAGGGAGCAATCGATGGAGATGATGAACTCGTTATACGAACTGAACTCAAAGGTGGCATGGGTAAGTATGGTAGGTTGCTTGGTTGGTTATACGTTGGCGATGATAATGTATCACTCAACGAACAAATGATTGGTGAGGGATATGCCTGGCCGTATGATGGTGGTACAAAGAACAAGAACTTTGAGGAACTACGAGAACTTCGTAGATCTCGTGGCACATTGAATGAAGGATAATGATCAAACTTCTTAGATTATTATTGACACCTTTTATGTGGTTGAAGAATATACTTGATCCACAATGGTGGGCAAATCTTATTGGTAATAAAACAGGATTATTTCAACGTGCAAGAAATAATCGATATAGAAGATGGTTAGAAACATTACCACCAAGAAAGAAGATTGCTATTGAATTAGGTGTTGCTATACCTTTGATGATTCTAATGGATCATTATATTCTTATGCCTTATCTTGGCATGGCAATGTTGCCTTGGAACTGGGATTGGAGTGGAGGATAATGACTAAAGAATTAAACGACTTAAACGTTAATAATGTTCTTAACGAATTGCGTCCATACATAGAATCTGATGGAGGTTATCTTGAGTATATCGGTATAGATTACTTGAAAGAAGGTGCTATTGTTATGGTTAGAATGGGAGGAGCATGCTCAGGTTGTGCAATGAGTGCCCAAACTTTACAGTTGGGTATTGAACGTAGAGTCAAAGAAGTATTTCCTGAGGTCACACAGGTATTAGCAGTATGAGTATCAAACAAGAGATATACTTAGGTAATCCTAATCTTAAAAAAGCAAACGTATCTACTCAGTTTACTAAGAAACAAGTTGCTGAGTACATGAAGTGTGCTCAAGATCCTGTCTATTTTATTAGAACATATATTAGAATCGTTTCATTAGACGAGGGTGTCATACCTTTTGACATGTATGATTTTCAAGAATCAATGGTAGAGAAGTTTCATCAACATAGATTCAATATTGCAAAACTACCTCGTCAGTCTGGTAAGTCTACTATTGTTACAGCATATCTACTATGGTATGTTCTCTTTAATGCTAATGTAAATGTCGCAATCCTCGCAAACAAAGCACCAACTGCAAGAGAAATGTTGGGCAGGCTACAACTTTCTTATGAGAATCTCCCAAAATGGATGCAACAAGGTATTCTCGGTTGGAACAAAGGGTCACTCGAATTGGAGAACGGAAGTAAAATCCTCGCTTCTTCTACTTCTGCTAGTGCTGTTCGCGGTATGTCCTTTAACATTATATTTTTGGACGAATTCGCGTTCGTTCCGAATCATATTGCTGAACAGTTCTTTGCTAGTGTCTATCCTACTATATCTTCTGGTAAGTCAACCAAAGTTATTATCATTTCTACCCCACATGGGATGAATCAATTCTATAAGTTATGGCATGATGCTGAACGTGGTGCTAATAACTATGTTGCAACTGAGGTACACTGGTCACAAGTACCTGGTAGAGATGATAAATGGAAACAACAAACTATTGAAAACACATCTGAAGCACAGTTCAGAGTTGAGTTTGAGTGTGAGTTCTTAGGATCTGTTGATACTCTTATCACTCCAAGCAAGTTAAGAATAATGCCATATAAAGATCCAATTCAAGAGAATAGAGGTCTTGCAGTATATGAACATGTACAAGAAAATCATAATTACATTATCACAGTTGACGTATCAAGAGGAGTTGGTAATGATTACTCAGCATTTTGTGTCATAGATACAACCACAGTCCCATATAAAGTAGTAGCAAGATATAAAAATAATCAAATAAAACCACTCGTATTCCCAAACCTTATTGTAGATGTAGCAACTAACTATAATGGTGCATATGTATTATGTGAGGTAAATGATATAGGTGGGCAAGTAGCAGACATTATACAATATGATCTAGAGTATGAGAATTTACTTATGGTATCCATGAGAGGTAGAGCAGGTCAGCAACTTGGTCAAGGATTCTCTGGTAAGAAGACTCAACTAGGTATTAAGATGTCAACTGCTGTTAAACAGGTAGGATGTTCTAACCTTAAAGCATTGATTGAAGATGATAAATTAATCGTAGAGGACTATGATACTATTGCGGAACTGACTACATTCATACAAAAGGGTCAATCATTCCAAGCGGAAGATGGATGTAATGATGACCTAGCAATGTGTTTGGTTATATTCTCATGGATGGCAATGCAACCATACTTTAAAGAAATGCATGATAACGATGTAAGACAAAGAATATATGAAGATCAGAGAGACCAGATAGAACAAGACATGGCACCATTTGGATTTGTATCTGATGGATTAGAAGAAGATCAGTTTCAAGATGCTCAGGGTGATGTATGGCAAATCGCGGAGTATGGAGATAAATCTTATATGTGGGAGTACAGGTGAAGTTTTAAAAATATAAATAATCTTAGACAAACCCGATTGAAGCATTAATTCAGGAGTATATAAACATGGCAACTAATCAATCATCGCCAGGTGTAGTAATTCAGGAAAGGGATCTCACTACTGTCTCTACTATTCCTACCGCGAATGTTGGAGTTATTGCAGCACCATTTACCAAAGGACCTGTAGAAGAAGTAATTGAGATTACTTCAGAAAGACAGCTCGCAGAAAAATTTGGTGAACCAAACGAAAGTAACTATGAGTACTGGTTCTCTGCAGCACAATTTTTATCCTACGGTGGTTTACTAAAAACCATTCGTGTTAATTCATCTTCATTAAAGAACGCTGTTGACACAGGTACAGCACCTTTAGTTAAGAATTTACAAGACTACGAGACAAGCATTGAAGAAGCATCCAACAATTTTTCATGGGTTGCTCGCACACCTGGTGATGTAGGAAACTCAATCGGTATCTTCGTCACAGACGCAGGTGCAGACCAAGTAGTTGTAGTTCCTGCTCCTGGTTCAGGTAACGAGCATGAGTTTGTTGCAGACGCTGCTGTATCTGCTGCATCTGGTGCTGCAGGTAAAGTATTTAAGTATAGTATCATCTTAACAATTGACGATGTAGTTGGTACATTCACACCTGGTTCTACTACAACAATTAGTATCAGTGGTTCTAATGAGACAGTTAACGTCCTTGCTTATGACGCTACTAATAAGAAATTAGAAATCGGACTACCTAGCGGTGGTGTTACAGGTATCCTTGCAGATAACATGGTTATTACACAGGGTACAAATACTGCTAAAATTAATGTCACAATCGAAAGAAAACTACTTGTTGCTCTTGACAAGTCAAGTATTGAATTTGCTGCTTCTGACGTTATACAAGATACAAACTCAACAAACATTACTGTAACATCAGTAAGAGATGAGTATACAGAACGTGAGTATCTACCTGGCGTTAAGTGGATCAACGTTGCTCCTAGACCTGGTACTTCACTCTATGCAAATGGAGTTGGTGGACACAGAGATGAGATGCATGTTATTTTAGTTGATATTGACGGTGGTGTCACTGGAACAGTTGGTGCTCTTCTTGAAAGATACATTGACGTTTCTAAAGCATCTGATGCTAAGACATCTGTTGGAGAAACAAACTACTATGCAGAAGTAATTAAGCAGAAGTCAGAGTTTATCTACTGGGCAGAGCATGAGGCAACACTTTTTGCTGCTACATCATCTGCATCTGATGGTTTATTTGGACAAACTGCAGCAAGCAGACAATTCAACTTATTCCGTAGTGCAGCTGGTTCTACAGATTATCCTGCAGGAGTGACAACTCTAGGTTCTAAGAACAATGCTACTTACTACTACAGATTAGCAGGTGGAGTAAACTACACAGTATCAGCAGGACAGTACACAATTACTAATACTGATATAGGTAGTGCATACGAATTAATTGGAGATCCAGAATCACAAATCGTTGACTTTATCATTGCAGGTCCTTCTGGAACAAGTGATGCAAACGCACTTGCAAAGATTACATCTCTTGTAAATATCGCAGAAGAAAGAAGAGACTGCATGGTATTCGTTTCACCTCGTAGAGGAAACGTAATCGGAATTAGTAATACAACAACTATTACTACAAATATCGTAGACTTCTTTAAGAAACTACCAAGTTCTTCTTACATGGTATTTGACTCAGGATACAAGTACATCTATGACAAGTATAATGACGTTTATCGTTATGTACCTTGCAATGGAGATATCGCAGGTCTATGTTTACAGACTAACGAAATTTCAGAACCTTGGTTCTCACCTGCAGGATTCCAACGTGGTGTACTAAGAAATGCAATTAAGTTAGCATACACACCAAACAAAGCACAAAGAGATCAACTCTATGCAAACAGAGTTAACCCAATTGTTTCATTCCCAGGACAAGGTGTTGTTCTTTACGGAGACAAGACTGCACTTGGATTTGCATCAGCGTTTGACAGAATTAATATACGTCGTCTTTTCCTAACAGTTGAGAGAGTTATTAGTACTGCTGCTAAGGCACAACTCTTTGAACAGAACGATGAGGCACAGAGATCACTATTCATCAATATTGTTGAACCATATCTCCGTGATGTACAGGGTCGTCGTGGTGTAGTTGACTTCTTAGTTAAGTGTGACAGCACAAATAACACACCTGAGGCAGTTGACCGTGGTGAGTTCTATGCGGAAGTATTCTTGAAACCAACAAGAACAATCAACTATGTACAGTTGACATTCGTTGCTACAAGAACTGGCGTAAGTTTTGCAGAGGTTGCTTCATAAACCTCTCAAAATATTATTTTGACTAAATATAAAAGACGGAGATCCTAATTAAAAATGGCACAAAAAGGAACAATTGATCAATTTAAGGCGAATGTTAAGTCGGACTTCGCTAGACCTAATCTATTTCAAGTAGATTTGGCATTTCCAAGCGAAATAATACAAGACTCAGACCTTGTTAACTTAGGTAAGTTTACTGTTCGTGCAGCAAACCTTCCAAGTTCACAGATTGGTGTAATAGAAGTTCCTTTTAGAGGAAGAGTATTAAAGATAGCTGGAGACAGAACATTTGAACCTTGGACAATTACTATCATGAACGATAGTCAGTTCAAGTTAAGATCCGCAATGGAATTGTGGGCAAGTTCAATCCAAGCATACAATGAGAACTTTACTTCTGCAGGTACACTCGGAGACAATTCAGATAGTTCTGGATACTTCGCTGACATGACAGTTCATCAGTTAGCAAGAGATCTTAAAGATGGAGAGTCACCTAAGATTCTTAAGTCTTATAAGTTCTATAATATCTTCCCAAGTAATATCGCTGCTATTGATCTAGATTACGGAAACAATGATGCGGTTGAAGAATTTACTGTAGAGATGCAAGTACAATACTGGAAACCTCTAGGTCAGGTCACTACTCAGTAATAATTTGACTTTTTGAAACCTGTATAAATATATCAGAACCAAAAATTAAATCGTAATGGCACAACAACTCTTTGGATTTTCATTACAAAGAGCGAAGAAGGTTCCTAAGGGACCTTCTTTTGTTCAGAAGGATAGTTTAGATGGATCGCAACCCATAGTTGGTGGCGGTTATTTTGGCTACTCCGTTGACTTTGATGGTACTATTCGTAATGATCATGAACTAATCACTCGTTATAGAGAGATGGTTTTGAATCCAGAATGCGATAGTGCTGTAGATGATGTAGTGAATGAGACTATATGTGGGAACTTTGATGATGTTCCTATATCAATAGACTTACACAATTTAAAACAATCAGAAAAAATTAAGAAGTTAATTCGTTCAGAATTTGATGAAATACTTCGTCTTCTTGATTTTGATAACAGAGCTTATGAAATCTTCCGTCGATGGTATGTTGATGGGAGATTGTTTTTTCATAAGGTAATAGATCCTAAAAAACCAAGACAGGGTTTAGTAGAACTAAGATACGTTGATCCTAGAAAGATCCGTAAGGTGACTGAATATGAGGCAAAGAGACCTGAAGCATTAAGAACTCAAGATCTCAATCAGCAACTTACACAACAGAGTGCATCTTACTTCTTATATAATCCAAAAGGTTTAAAGAATTCAACCAATCAGGGTATGAAAATTGCACCTGATTCAATTGCTTATTGTCATTCTGGTATACAGGATCTCAATAAAAACATGGTGTTGTCACACCTACACAAAGCAATTAAGGCAGTCAATCAATTAAGAATGATTGAGGATAGTCTAGTTATATACAGATTATCAAGAGCACCAGAAAGACGTATATTTTATATTGACGTTGGTAATTTACCTAAGAACAAAGCGGAGCAATATCTCCGTGAGGTTATGGGTAGATACCGTAACAAATTGGTTTATGATGCAAACACAGGAGAAATCAAGGATGACAAGAAATTCATGTCAATGCTCGAAGACTTCTGGCTACCCAGACGAGAGGGAGGACGAGGTACTGAAATCTCTACGTTGCCAGGTGGACAGAATCTTGGAGAACTTGAGGATGTCAAGTACTTCCAGAAGAAACTTTACAAAGCACTCAACGTTCCAAGCTCAAGGTTAGAAACAGAAACTACCTTTAACATTGGTCGTGCTGCTGAAATCACTAGAGATGAAGTAAAGTTCCAAAAATTCATAGCACGTTTGCGTAAAAGATTCTCTGAATTATTCGTAGATCTTTTAAAAACGCAACTCATTCTTAAGGGCATATGCTCTATTGAAGAATGGGAAGAGATGAAGGAACACATTCAGTTTGACTTTATTGCAGATAACTATTTCACAGAACTTAAAGAGATAGAAATCCGCAACGAAAGGATGAATGAAGTTGCACAAATGGATCCTTACGTAGGTAAATACTTCTCAGCGAACTATATACGTACGAAGGTTCTTAAACAAACCGAGTCAGAGATCAAAGAAATCGACAAAGAAATTAAACAAGAAATCGCTGACGGAGTTATTATGGATCCACAGGCAATGCAAGCCATAGAGATGGGTATTGGTGATGAAGAACCTGTACCTGAAGGTGGTGAAGAACCGCAAACTGACCCTAATTCTGCAGTTAGTCCCGCAGATCAAAAGAGGGGAGAACTCTAATTCTATAAATACATAATGGAGGACACTAATTATGCCTACTGACGTAGCAAATCAAATAGTAAATCACATATTCGGTGATGAAAAAGCAAAGGCAGTTGATGCAGTAAACGATGCATTAGCCGCGTCTGCATATGATGCGATTCAAGCAAAGAAACTTGACTTCGCACAAAAGTGGGGTTTTGATCCTGATCAAACAGGACAAGCTGTTGCTGATGAACTTGCTGATAAAGCAACTGATACAGGCGATGTCACTGATGTGGATTATCAAGGTCGCAAACCAGAAGATCCAGATCCTAATGAGCCAGTAGAACAACCTACTGCATCCGCAGAAGAACCAACCGAGGAACCAAAAGATGAGACTGATAGCTGAAGAACTTACAGAAGTTAAATTTTTAACAGAAGAAAAGGAAGGTAAAAAGAATTACTTTATAGAAGGTATATTCTTACAGTCTGAAATTGCAAACAAGAATGGACGTATGTATCCTTTCAAAACTTTGCAGAGAGAGGTTGCTAAGTATCATGAGAACTTTATCCGTCAGGGTAGAGCACTCGGAGAACTTGGTCATCCAGAAGGTCCTTCAATAAATCTTGATAGGGTATCACATAAGATCGAACGTCTTAGCGAAGATGGAAACAACTTTGTTGGTCGTGCAAAAATTCTTGATACACCTAACGGAAAAATCGCTAAGTCATTGCTAGACGAGGGCGTAAGGTTGGGAGTCTCATCTAGAGGCATGGGTTCTTTGAAGAAAGAATCTACATGTAATGTGGTTCAAGATGATTTTATGCTCGCTACTGCAGCAGATATTGTTGCAGATCCTTCAGCACCTGACGCATTTGTGGATGGTATCATGGAAGGAAAAGAGTGGGTTTGGGATAATGGTATCCTAAAAGAGTCTGCTATTGCTGAAATTAAAAAAGAAATAGATCAGGCAACCCTCAGAAACTTAGAGGAAAGAAAGATTTCCGCGTTTGACAAGTTTTTGAGAAGTTTATAATTTATAAATAAATATATAATACAGCAACGTAAAAATTTAACGGAGTTAAAAAGAAATGGCTGAAACCCTCGAAAAGGATTTAGATAACATGGAAGAAGTGACCGAAGGTTCCAATCCTGTAACTAAAAACGCAAAACCTGGCGAATCAATGGACACCTCTAAAGGTGGTGCTTCTAAAGTGATCACGGTCACTTCCGATTCGATGGAAGGTGCGAAAGGAACTAAGAACGCAGGTAAATCTGCAGCAGCACCAGTAGGTAAGGCACCTGTTCCTTCCACAAAACCAAGTGATGCGTCCGCAAAGATGGAGGAAACTGAATCTAATGACGAAACAATCGCAGAAGAAGAGACCTCTGAAACCAAGTACGACTTTACTCAAGATGTTGACGCTCTTGTCTCAGGTGAAGAACTATCAGAAGAGTTCAGAGTAAAGGCAGCAACTATCTTTGAAGCAGCAGTCACTGCTCGCGTTAACGAAGAAAGCAAAGCGTTGCAAGAAGCATTTGAAGAATCTCTAACCGAAGAGGTAGAGAAGATCAAAACAGATTTGGCCGAGAAGGTAGATGACTACGTTTCTTATGCTACTAAACAGTGGATAGAGGAGAACGCTCTCGCTGTTGAACATGGCATTAAGAATGAGATGGCAGAGTCATTCTTCAATGGTCTAAAAGATCTCTATGTGGAGCACAACTTTACTGTTCCCGAAGAGAAGTTCAACCTGTTAGATGGAATGACAGGAGAACTTGATGAGATGGAGAAAAAGCTCAACGAACAAATAGACACCAACATCGCTTTACAAAAGCGAATAGGTGAGTATAGTAAAATGGAGATTGTGAACGACGCAGCTACTGGTCTTGCTGAAACCCAAAAGGAGAAGTTAGCATCACTAGCAGAGGGTGTTGAGTTTGAAAATGAAGAAGATTTTAGAAATAAAATCGAAACTATCAAGGAATCATACTTCACTAGGAAGGCTGAAATTGCTGAAGAAGCAAAAGAACCCACCGAGGAAGCATCACAACCATTGGTAGAATCCACTGTGTCTGGCACTATGGGCAAGTACGTAGATGCACTAGCACGTTGGTCCAAATAATTGTAAATTAACTACTTTAAAAAGGAGACATAAATGTCTATACAACAACTCCAAGAGAAGTGGGCACCCGTATTGAATCACGAATCAGTTCCTGAAATCAAAGATTCATATAAAAAAGGCGTAGTTGCACAACTCTTAGAAAACCAAGAAAACGCAATCAGAGAAGAAGGTCAAGTTCTTAACGAGACTCTTCAGACTACAGGTTATACCACAGGCGATACCGCTACAGGTCCTGTTGCAGGTTTCGACCCAGTTTTGATCAGTCTAATCAGACGTTCAATGCCACAACTCATTGCATATGACGTTGCAGGTGTTCAACCAATGACAGGTCCTACAGGTCTTATCTTCGCAATGAGATCATTCTACGGATCAGAGCGTAGACCTGCAAACAGTGACTTCAGAGAAGCACTATTCAACGAACCTAACGCAGGTTTCTCAGGTGGAGCTGGTACAGGATTATCAAACTACGATCCTACTGCTTCTTCATCTGCAGTTAACGATGCTGAAGGTGCAAACCCAGGATTACTTAACGATAGTTCACCAGGAACTTACGAGGTAACTGGCGATGCTACAGGTATGGCAACAGCAACTGCTGAAGCATTAGATGATTCATCTGCTTCAACAGCCTTCAGAGAAATGGGTTTCTCCATTGAGAAGGTAACTGTTACTGCTAAATCTAGAGCATTAAAGGCAGAGTACAGCATAGAGATGGCTCAAGACCTTAAGGCGATTCACGGATTGGACGCTGAATCTGAATTAGCAAATATCCTTTCAACAGAGATACTTGCTGAAATTAACAGAGAAGTCGTTCGTACAATCTATGTAAACGCTGTTAAAGGTGCTATCGCTAACACTGCTACAGACGGTATATTTGACTTAGACGTTGACTCAAATGGTAGATGGTCAGTTGAAAAATTCAAGGGACTATTATTCCAGATTGAAAGAGACGCTAACGCAATCGGTCAAGAGACAAGACGCGGGAAGGGCAACATTTTGATCTGCTCTGCAGACGTTGCATCTGCTCTCGGAATGGCTGGAGTACTTGACTATGCACCTGGTCTACAGGGTAATGCACAGTTAACAGGTGTAGATGATACTTCATCAACTCTTGTTGGTACACTTAACGGACGTATCAAGGTTTATGTTGACCCATATTCTTCAAACGTAGCTGACAAGCACTTCTACGTTGCAGGATACAAAGGTACATCACCTTATGACGCAGGATTATTCTACTGTCCTTACGTTCCATTACAGCAAGTTAGAGCAATCAACCCTAACACCTTCCAACCAAAAATCGGGTTTAAGACACGTTATGGTATGGTTTCAAACCCATTCTCAGGTGGTCTTACACAAGGTTCTGGTGCACTTACAGCTAACGCTAACAAGTACTACAGAAGAGTACAGGTTGCTAACCTCATGTAATTCTCTTAAGAAAGAATTAATATTAAAGCACCCAAAAGGGTGCTTTTTTATACTAAATAATATTACACGTGTGAAAAGGGGAAGGAGTGTCTGCAAAGGCACTCTTTTTTTTGTCACTAAATAAAGATGTAGAGTATGTTTAACTATGATTAATGATGTAAGGTTTGAGGACTTCATTGGTATTTTTGATACTAATTACAATACTCAACCACTTATTGACTATTGGGAATATCAACATAAGTGTGGTGCTACGTTTAATCGTAAAGGTATCTTTAATCAAGAACGCAAACCACATCAACGCAAAGATCAATGCCTCGCCACTGAAGATTTTATACTAGATCATAACTGTGGTTATGAATATATGAAACAGTATAATGAAATTACTGGTGAGTGTATGGAGTTATATGTTGATGAGTATGAAAGTTTGATGCAGTATAGATACCAACAAGTGTATCTAAACGTTCAGAAAACTGAACCAGGTCAAGGTTATCATGCATGGCATTCTGAAAATGGTTCTCTAGGAACTAATCGTAGAATATGTGCAACTATGATGTACCTTAATGATGATTTTGAGGGTGGGGAGACTGAGTTTCTTTACCAACACAAACGTTTCAAACCCAAGAGAGGACAAGTATTAATCTGGCCAGCAGGGTTTACACATACTCATAGAGGATTACCTCCTTTGGATGGTGCGAAATACATTTCTACATCATGGACAGAAAACATAAACGCATAAAATGGCAAATTGGTATCAAGATCAACTGACTAATAAAAACTTTCTATCTCCTATAGGATTTTTATTCTTATTGGATAGAGCAAAGAAGACAACATTCTTATGTCAGAAAGCAAATATACCCGCATTTACAACAGGTAATATTGAAATACCGACACGTGGTTTTGTCACCATACCAGTTGAAAGTACAGCATCATATGAAGATCTAACTATAGAGTTTATAGTAGATGAGGACTTAAGAAACTATATGGAAATACATAACTGGATGAGAGCATTATCTACACCAGGTGAATACGAGGATAGATATAATTGGAATCAAGAAAATCAGGTCAGAGGAACTGGGAATGATCCACGATTCTCTGATGCTACATTGCAAGTATTGAACAATAATAACCTTGCAAACTTTGATGTTGTTTTTAAATCAGTCTTTCCTATCAACTTATCATCACTACCATTCGATGTCACAGGATCAGACAACAATTATTTTACAGCAACAGCAACTTTTAGATATACCTTGTATGAGGTAAGGAACGTAAATTCACCAACACGTAGGTAAACATGGCACTATCAGACAAAACACAAAAATGGTTCGACAAGTTTGTCGAGTGGGATAAAAAATTAATAAAGAAATTTCAAGATAAATATAAATTGTCAGACTATCAAATACATTGTCTTGCTTTCGCTAAGGGGTTTATAATAGGTGCTATTCTCCTTTGAAAAAACCTTTGGTAAAGGTGTAGATCCTTGGTATAACAAGGCAGAACGATGGGTTAAGAAGAAATTCAAGAACCCTTTCGTCAGGCATCTAGCACTTGGTTTGATAAAGTGGTTGAAAAAAAAGTGGATCTATGCTAAAATAGAAAACACAATGCGATCAGTTGACGCACAAGCTGAACAATTAGTAAAAGAGTGGGACAGGAATGAACCAATTAAAAGACCAAACATCGTGGAGAAAGGAGTATTTGGAGATGAAGGCTGGTCTCTCGAAATTTCAAATCCAATTGTTGAACGAAGGTCCGAAGCAACTAGCACAGGCATGGTTACTAGGAGCGATGCACAACGACTACGAAAAGATGAAAGGGATCAAACCCAAGAAAGAGAAAACAGTGAACTGTCAGAGCAGTCTCCAAGATTTCTTCAAGGAAACGAAGGATCAAGGAGTGTAATACCAGACCCTTGGATTGATAATGAATCTGGAACAGATACAGGAGATGTGGAAAAAGGATTCAGTAATTGATAACGATCTTTACTGCGAAGAATCCACAAAAATACCACAC